TGTTAACGGTAGTACTCCATACCTTTCTGCGGCAACAGCAGGGGGCGTTAGGTTTACATATCTTAATTCTACTAATGCGGCTATGTTCCCCTGTAACACAACAGGTGTTAACTTAGATGCTACTCATGACATAGGTCATACGGCGGTACGTTTCCGTGACCTCCACCTATCAGGGACGGCAAATGTCGGTGTCTCAAGAATTACAGGTCAAAACTTAGCACACTCAGCATCTACGTTAGTCATAGGCCACGAAGGTTCAAGTAAATCACAGTTAAGAGCCTATGGCGCAAATTCGTCAACGACTGGCTCTTTAGAGTTTATGGTTAGTGCTTCAGATGGTTCTGGAAGTCATAGCATGACCATAGACTCCAGCGGTAATGTGATAGTGGGAGGCACAACACAAGCAGAGGCAACCTCAGTAACACTAAACTCACAGGGCTACATATACGCTAAATCATCGCATCAGCAAGCGGCATTTTTTGATAGAGATAATTCAGAGGGTGAGATTGTTACCTTCCGCTATCAAGGCACAGCCGTAGGCAATATTGCTGTAACAGGAACAAATGATATAGCGATTTATAGTGCTACTGCAAATCACACAGGGCTACGTCTTGGCGAAGGGTATTATATACCCACGAACAACGCTGGGGCTACAGCAGACAACGCAGTAGACATTGGTTTAGCGTCTATTCGCTATAAAGACCTCTACCTATCAGGCGCGGTTAATGCTGGAACGGCAACATTTACACCTTCTAGCGGAGAAACTGTTGTTATCAATAGAGACAGTGCAGGGCCATATTTTGGAAACTCAAGTAACCATAGCCTTAGAATTATTACTAACAACGCGACTAGAATTAATATCAGTAACAGCGGTAACATTTCAACACACCCTCCTGCTGGCAATCATTTTGTAATAAACGCAGATGGAGTAGATTCTGATTTTAGAGTCCAATCAGACAACAACACGCATATGCTGTTTGTTGATGGTGGTAATAATCGGGTGGGTATTGGCACTGGGACTCCTGCTTCAAGCTTAGAAGTTACAGGTACTTTTGCAGTTAGGTCTTCATCTTCCTCGACATTTAATGATACTAACAATGCAGAAAATGTAAGAATGCTTGTTTCAGGTACACACTTTAATGCTGATGGTATAGATAAAGACTTTCAAGTGTCGTCTGACACTAACACTCATGCTTTGTTTGTTGATGCTGGCAATAATCGGGTTGGGATTAACGCTTCTGCTCCTGAAGCAACGCTAGATGTAAAAACCGACCTTGCGATTACTGAAGCGGCTGTTGCTAACGCAACAAGTTCGCTTAGTTTTTATTCAAGATTTAGCGACGGACAACGAGGTTTTGTTATTTTAAAGGCTGAAAGTCTTGCTTCGGGGTCTTCTGATTTAGTCATTAATGCAAGAAATGCTTTCACTGATGCAGAGAGATTAAGAATTGCTAGTACAGGTGATGTTACGTTTACTGGCAACCTTGTTGTACCGAATCAAATAATACACGCGGGCGATACTGATACCTATATGCAGTTTCATGCGGCTAACGAATGGAGAGTTGTTGCAGGAGGTTATGAAAGATTTGCTATTGGAACCGATGTTGTAGTCAACGAAGATAGCCATGACGCTGACTTCCGCGTTGAGTCTGACGCTAACACCCATATGCTGTTTGTTGATGGTGGTAATAATAACGTATTACTTGGAAAAGCTAGTTTAAATATTGGTGTAGCAGGAGTTGAGTTTCGTGGAGCGAGTTCAAACTATTTTACAACTTCAGGCGATACAGTTTTAGGATTAAATAGGCTTTCCAGCGATGGGACGGTGCTTGAGATACGCAAAGACAGCACAATCGTAGGTAGTATTGGTACACAAGGCGGTGACTTAAATATTGGCACTGGCGCTTGTGGTATTGCTTTTGTTGATGGTGTCCCTGCTATTTACCCTTGGACAACAACTGGCAACACTACAAGCGATGCCGCTATAGATTTAGGTGACTCAGGAGGTCGCTTCAAAGACCTCTACCTATCAGGCTGTGCAAAAGTCCCCAAAATCGGTGCAACTGACGTTGGCTTATATTTCAATGGTTCATACAACGCGGTAGTGCCTTATCGCCCAGACACCGATGCCGCTGTAGATGACTACTTAGATTTAGGTATGTACTCTCACAGATGGGATGACATCTTTGCCACCAACGGCACTATACAGACATCCGACCGCAACGAAAAGCAAGACATAGAGTTTCTCACAGAAGCCGAAGAACGTGTGGCAGTAGCGGCCAAAGGTCTACTCAAGAAATTCCGGTGGAAATCATCAGTCGCAGAGAAAGGCGATGACGCAAGAGTTCACTTTGGAATCATAGCCCAAGACTTACAGGATGCATTTGAGGCTGAAGGCTTAGACGCAGGGCGCTATGGAATGTTTACAAGTGACACTTGGATTAACGAAGACGGTGAAGAGCAAACAAGAATGGGTGTTCGGTACAGTGAACTACTCGCATTCATAATTTCAGCAATATAACGAGAGGATAATCTCATGGCAGTAACTTGGACAGTAGTACAACTCGAAAGAAACTCAAGTGACGATGGTGTAATCGTTGCACATTGGCGAGCAAGTGATAGCGAAGAAGTAGGAACTGGTGATGACACAGTAAGTCATTACGGTAGCTCCTATGGTACTTGCAGTTTTACACCTGACGTAGACGCAGACGGTTTCGTATCGTTCTCCGATATAACCGAAGAGATGGCAGTAGGTTGGGTCAAGGATTGTCCACAGATTACTGTTGATGACATTGAGACTTCTATTGCGGCCCAGATCGCTGAGTCGAAAGCTCCTTCAATTGTAGCGGAGGTGCCTTGGTAATGGCAAAACAAGGGCTATACGCCAACATCCACAAAAAACGAGCCGCAGGAAAGACACCGCGCCCCAAGGGTGCGGCAGGAAGACCCACTGCTACTGACTTCAAGAATGCAGCTAAGACTGCCAAAAAGAGGAAATAGGCTAAATGGCTACAGTAAAAGAAACTCTGATACGACTAGATGCTCACGAAAAAGAGTGTCTAGTGCGTTATGAGGGCATCCAAAGACAACTAGAGTCTGGCTCAAAGAAGTTCGATAGATTAGAGCGCATGGTCTTAGCTATATATCCGTTTATCATTGTCGCAATCGCGTTTGGGAAATGGTACTAAATAAGTTGTAAGGAGAGAGCTGTGGAAATACTTAATACTTTTCGCAGCCCTACCTTAAAATGTTTCTTATTGTTAACTTTTTGTTCTTTTTGTATATCCCAGGAAACACAACCTTCGGGTTCTGGAGATAATAATAATCAGGATGGTAGCTTAAATACGTACACAGGCTCCGGTGCAACGGTGAGCAGTAACAATAACTCTAGTGACGAATCAACCTCCAACACATACAACGGTGCAGGCTCTAGCTCCTCAATGCCAGTGGGCTCTGCTATTGCTCCTAGTTATATGTCAAATGGGATGGAAACGTGTCTCCAAGGGACAGGCCAGGCTCTTCAAACAGGACTTATCGGATACACCTCTGGTTCGTATCAAAACGACCCCAACTGTGAACGTAGAAGGGATTCAGCCATGCTTTCCGCGCTTTCCATGAAAGTGGCTGCCATCGCCAGGTTATGCCAAGGAAGCCCTGAAACTTTTAAAGCAATGTTGATGTCGGGTACACCTTGTCCAATGATTTCTACTGCAGGTCAACTCGTTGTCGGTAAACGCGCTTTCCTACTGATGAAAACACAGCCCTCTTTATACATTCCAGAATATGGCGAAGTAAGAATGCGAAAGACTGCGACCTGGTCCAAAAAGACACCCACGCCAATTTACAACAAGACGCAACAATTCTATAACCAGATACTCGCGATAGGAATGACTGATGAAAATGAAAGTGAAGACACCGATACTGTACAGTCTGTTAGCAGTAAGTTCCGTAGTTCAAAGCGATGAATGGGATGACCTTCTAGCCACCAGTGCTGCTATTGTTAACCAGGTAGACACAGGTATAGCGTTTGTGGGGGGTATGGCAAATGCAGGCTACACAGGTGTGGGGATATCAGCAGGACAACTGTCAGGGAACTACTATATTTCTGCAGCTCAGGTAGATTCCTATAACACTAGTCTTCAAATGATGGTCAACTACATGCCCTACGGCAATGTTGAGGCAATGCTAGAACAGCAAGCAGCTGACGCTCTGCAGGAGATGGAGCAGGCCATAGACCAGTTTACGGACGTAGTAGTGGACATGCTAGAGGTAGTAGAGGTCAATGAGCTTGCTGAAAATGCCAGTGACCCTGACAGCCAAGCTGAAGTCCAAGAATACATTGCTACCAATGACCTAAGTGTTTCCCAGGAGGATGCTGATAGCTACAATTCTTCTTTGGATGCGATTGAGGCTTCTGCCTCAGCAGCAGGTGCTTATCTCGCAACAGCCGCTAACCCCGAAGCAGTTGCCTATCTAATGCAAAATGCTCAAGACCAGAACACCACGGTAGAACAAAATAGTCTTGCGTATTCAAGTGCTAACCAAGCAATCGAAATGACCTGGTTGACAAGCGGTGATGTCAGTAGCGTCTATTTGAATGGTCAAGGTTCTTTTGGCCTAGACATCTACAGTTCTGAAGCCGCCATATTAGCAACTGGGTACGACTCCATGTTCTACAACACTGGTCCTACGTCCATGACTCTAAGTTGTTTTCTTCAGCAAGTGGGTTGTGAAGAAACAGGTGACGATACATGAGCTTAGAAAGTACCGAACTGAAAATAGGCGGCCAAAGTTTCAAAGGTGTCTACCTGGCTATACTTTTGTCCCTAAGCACAACTCTAGGTTCGGGGGTTTGGTTAGCATCTAGCCTGTACTCTCGCCTAGAAGCGGTTGAGGGACGAAGAATACCAGAAGTAGGACAGATAGTAGAAAAAGCAGCCCTAGATAAAAAAGAACTCCAGTCTTCAATAGAATTGATTACTGCAGAACTAAAGGCAAATGACGTCTCGCAGCTTCAGGGCAAACTAGCGACTCTGGGCACTAATCTAAAAACCATCCTAGAACAGCAGCAGAAACTTTTACTGATTGATGAGTCCGTAACTGAGCTGAAGTTAGAAATAGAAGCGATGAAAGCGACAGTGGTAAAAGCTGAGTTAGTTAGTCAAAAGGTTTCTAGCTTTGAATCAAAAGTTAGCAAAGTCTCTAAGGAAATCGAAGACCTTTGGAAAGGACTTGATTATTTGTCGAATCCATTGCAGTAAAGAACAAGAGAGCAAAAGTATGAACATTGAACAACTTAAAGAAACAATCACCAGGCACGAAGGTCTACGCCTGGACCTCTACCAGTGTACTGCTAACGCCAATACTATTGGTGTAGGACACAACCTGGATGCCAAAGGTATCTCCGCAGCAGTCGCAGCTTTGATGCTAGAGGAAGACATCTTGGATGCAGTTGTTGACCTGGAGAAAAACATTCGTGGCTTTGTAAAGCTACCGGAGGTTGTCCAGGAGGCCCTGGTTAATCTATGTTTCAACATGGGTATTCCCAGGCTAATGCAGTTTAAGAAGACCTTAGCTTACATTCAGGAAGGCGATTACAAGAAGGCTGCCAATGAACTCTTGGACAGTCGTTATGCACACCAGGTTGGCTATCGGGCTGTTGAAGTGGCCCAAATGATAAGGAGCGCAGCATAATGTTACAGGCACTTATAGGTCCTATCAGTAACCTGGTAGGCGGTTACATGAAGAATAAAGCAGAAGAGAAGCAAGCTAAGCACCAAGCTAAAATCAATGTTATCCAGAATGATGCTAACTGGGAGCAGACAATGGCCGCTGCTTCTGGTAACTCCTGGAAAGATGAGTTTTGGACGCTAGTGTTATCCATCCCTATCTTTATGGTGGGCTATGCCATTGCAGCGAATGACGTTACTGTCATTGACCGTGTGGAGTTAGCTTTTACTGCACTCTCTGGTCTCCCTGAGTGGTATCAGTACCTACTCTTTATAGCTATCTCAAGCAGCTTTGGCATCCGTGGTGTCAGTAAGCTCATGGACCTTAGAAAGTAAAAGTGTCCACCCTAAGAAGAACCAAACCCACCCAAAATGGAGGTGTCTATGTCGAAAGGCAGCACTCCCCGACCTATCCCGAACCGGGAACAATTCGAATCCAACTTTGATGCCATCTTTGGCAAACCTAAGACTCAATACAAGAAATGTGAACACTGTGGAAACTACTGGGAGACTGAAAACCCTGGTAGAAACCATGAATGTCCCTGTCCAAAGCCCCCTTTATAGGGTGTCCCTCTCCCTGGCAGCGGTCTTTATCCCCTGAGACCGTAGCCCCTCAGCCCTTATGGGCACATCGGTCGACTATAAGTGACTGATGTTTTTTCAGTTTTGTCCACCTATATACAAAGTGTAGACAACCGTCATACTCCTGTGCGATACTATAAATGTAGTTAGTACCTTTTATTAACTGCAGGGGTGGCTCCCCAAGGCAATCCAGACAATAGCCTCTTGGCCCACTGCGGTGGAGAGACCAAGGTAAGGGCCCTGAACTATCATGCGGTAATCGATAGGTGAAGGCTTCTACACGAATAGTCGATTGACTTTACTAATAGTCGATTGCCTTTTTTAGTGTAGAAACTATAGCTAAAAAGACTCTAAAAATGGTGGGCCCAGTAGGACTTGAACCTACGACCGATCGATTATGAGTCGAGCGCTCTAACCAGCTGAGCTCAGTGCAATAGTTTCTACATGCGTAAAGGCAATAGACAAAACCTGAACCAATCGACGTACCAAAGACCTCCGGGTCTTTTTTTGTGGGTAGACGTTTTGTCGGCCTTTAGATACACACTTATATCAACCAGGCTCCGAAAGGGGCCTTTTTTGTGAGGGACACATTATGACTAAGACTACGAATACCAGGGCAGCGACCCTTTGTAAAAAACTTAACGCAGCTTTTCCTGAGTGCAATGCAGTTACTTATGACCAATGGAACGGTGACAACAAGGTTAGCCAGGACGGTATCTGGTTTAGGCAGGAGGGTGGAGAAGCCCCTGATGGAGCGCCTCTGTTTAATTACTGGGAAGAGTTTTCTCCTAGGTATCACCCAAAACTTGAGGCCCTGGTCACCAGGTACGGCTTCCATTTAGAGCCCTACGATGCAGGCACCTTGATGGCCTTTCGCGCTTAACAATCATTAATGAGGGAAACATTATGAGAATACTTAATATTGGTAACCAAGTAGTACAAGACTTTATTAATTACGTTTATAGCTTCTACGGTCCAGGAGGTATCTATGACCTGGGAGCAACCAGGGCTGACATTGCCCATGCTACTACTGTGAGGATTTTAAAGTGGCCTGAGTTAACTTTCGAGGGCGACAGTATGGACCGTGAGCATGTTAGGACGGTTTTACAGGAACAAGGGTTCCAGGAGGTGGCAGCATGAACACTCTATTGAAAAGAGAACTGACTCGTGACTTTTACATTCCTTCTAATGCTACAACGGTAAGTCCGGAAGGAGTTAATGCTGTTGCTTACTACTATGACCTAGACTCTAGTACACCTGCAGCGATAATCTTCATTGGTAAATCTAAGAAGCCAAGCAAGCACCTTTGCTTCCGTACTGAGGAACGTAGGGAAGAGTGGACCCAGGACATCTTTGAGAACGTCAAAGCCAACACAGAGGCTAAGGAGGCCAGGGCTGCCAAAGATAAGGCTGCCAAGGCTGAAGCAGCAGATACTGTACAGGTTGGGGATGTCTTCAGTAGCAGTTGGGGCTATGACCAAACCAATGTCGACTTTTACAAGTGTGTCGCTAAGAGAGGACAGATGCTTGATGTGATTAAGGTTGGCTCCCTGGTAGACCACAGTGACCAGGGCAGTGACTATCTACTGCCCGATGTTGCCTGTGAGATTGGCGAGGTGATGACCAAGCGTGTTAATCAGCATGGTGGGTTTAAAGTTGAAAGCTTTGCCAATGCCTACCCTTTCGATGGTAAACCTGAGTATCAAACTGCCTGGGGTTATGGGCATTAACCAACATGAGGCTCCGAAAGGGGCCTTCTTTTTGAGGGACACATTATGACCTTTAAACTTTATACAGACATTGTTCAAATGGAACAAATACTGCTCGAAGCCAGAGTAAAGCGATGGGATGTTGTTATCAATAAGGCTAAGGCTTTTGCCGAAGCAAACTATGACAAGGGTTATGACTTTTTTGTTGAGTGCTACTCAGATAGTGAGTGGAAAGACTATGTTACTGATGACTCAGGCTGCCTAATGACTTGGGGAGAAGTAGAAAAGGACATGGCTTCTTATGTGGAAATAAGAGCAATAAAGGAATCTGAGCAGTACTAAACCGATTGACTAAACGAGGCTCCTTTGTAGGGGCCTTTTTACTTTTAGGCAGCCTTGATGCTGTCACTGAAAATGAGGGAAACACAATGGAAACTTTAGAAACATTTTTTGATAAGTACGGAAAGCGACTTTGGCACGACAAGTATTTAAAAGACTGTAACTTTATGGTCAACCGCCTAAGTAACTTTGCGAACAACCGAACGAGAGCAATCGGCAGCTACACCGACGATGACCTCTATGACTTCATGGACTATTTGAAAGAAGAGGGCCTATCTGACTCCACCGTCAACAGGTACCTGGCAGCCTATAGCCGCCTGTTTAAGAAGGCTGTGAATAAGAAGCTGATGAGCTACACCCCCAAGGTAGAGTGGAAGGCCATTGAACCTGGGAGACCAAGGTTCTACACGGACCAGGAAGTGGATGATTTGGTTGAGTTCTTCCTGGACTCAGACCACCCTTGGATGGCTGACTTTGTCATCTTTGCGCTGAACACCGGAATGCGGTTAGGCGAGATACTGTCTATCAACCATCCTAAGCCCAAGAAAACAATTGGCACCATTAGCCCCTGCGGTAGCTATATCGACCTCAAGAACACCAAGAACGGCTCAGAACGCACGGTGCCGATGAACGCCTCAGCAAAGGAGGCGCTGCGTAACCTGGACAACTGTCCTTCAGGACCTTGGACTAACCGTAAGTTCTATGATACTTGGAAGGCAGCCAAGGAGTGTCTAGCACCTGGTGATGACCATTTTGTATTCCATGTGCTGCGACACACCTGTGCAACCAGGTTAGCAATGGAGTTCAGCGTGGACACACTAATCGTGGGTACCATCCTAGGTCACAAGTCTATTGCTACGACGAAGAAGTACGTCCATGCCAAGAAAGAAAACCTGGCTACCATAATGTCTAAACTAGAAAAGAGGGCAGCATGATGAGAAACTATGACGATAACGGAAACATTTTAGAGCCTTGTGGCTGCATTGAAGCTAAGGTCCTGGACACAGGACACTCCTGCAGCGAACTTCCTATGCAGTTTGAAATGGCTTTAGGATTAGCCACTGACTGCTTTGATATGACTGAACTGGAAGAACGTAGGTCCAGGAATTTGCATTAACCATAGCTAAGAAACTATAGCCTCCTTCGTGGAGGCTTTTTTTTGCCTGTATATATAGCTAAATTGTCTATGTCTAGTCTTTAAGGATATATAACAAAAACAATGACTTAGAAAATGTACTCACTTTTATACTCCTAGCTAGTTGCTTCTGAATAGAAGATGGACTAGGTTTAAGAGAGTGTCAAAAAGAATAAAAACAGTTTTGTCGGCCTTTAGATAAAACACGAGGGACAGATGACCATGATACAGCAGACTATTAAAATCAATGAAGACCTAATGACTCAAGAACTCCTACGAGAGCAGCAAATGTTCGACAAAGGTAATGAAAGGTTCATGGAACGAGTCGCAAAGAACACTAAGCAATCCACTCAAAACAACCCACACAAGTTAGTATCAGGAGCTTTACCTAGAGTCTCAAGTGGCATAAGAGAATTCATTGCCCAGGAAGAAGCTAAAGGTGACGGAAGAAAGCATTTTGCTTATTCAATCCTGAAAGGTATGGACCCTGACCTTTTAGCCTACATAGGACTAAACGCCTGCATAGATGGCACTTCAATCGGAGGCGCTAGGACCTCAGTCGTAAATACTATAGGCCACCGTATTGAGCTAGAAGACTGGGCTGCAGGTCTGAAGCACCAAGACTCAAAGCTTGCCCAACGTATTGAAAATCACAAGAGTGTCAAAGAGCAGGGTGTCGAGTACTACAAGATTAGGGCCGCTAAGAAATTGGCAGAGAACCAAGGATACAAGCGTGACTCTTGGGATGGTCCTAAGCAGTGTAAGGTTGGAGGTAAAGTCCTAAGTGTTGTCTTAGAGTTTAGTGACATCTTTGATGAGTGGACCAAGACAACAAAGAAGCAAACAACCAAGATGATAGGTCTAACGGAAGAGGCTTCACAGCTTCTTGCAGACATGGACTTTGAGGCTGCTTGGAAGGAGCCTATGTTAGCTCCAATGGTTGTCCCACCAAGACCGTGGACTGCAGTGAACACAGGCTGCTATCAGGACATGGTGACTGCAGCCCAGGTTCCACTGGTTCGTGGGTCTACCTATGTACAGCGTAAAGCTATCCAACACCAAATAGATAAATCTGAAGAGTTACCACAGTACATGGAGGCTCTCAATGCTATCCAGGCTACTCCGCTACAAGTTAATAACTATGTCTTAGACGCAGTCAAGTGGACCTGGCACGGTGGTTATGAAGACCAAGGACTAGCAGCTCAGCCTATTGATAAGTTCCCTCAGAAAGACAATATGCCCTATGTCATGAAGCCTAAGAACTTTAGTGACCTCACCCCTGATGAGCAGAAAACGTGGTCTTTTAGTAACAACAAGATTAGGGCAAAGAACCGTGAGATAGGGGGTGGCCGAAACCTCATGAACCAGGACCTGAGTACGGCTGATGAGATGACTGGCTTTGATGAGTTTTTCTTACCCTGGAATCTAGATTTTCGAGGGAGAGCCTATTGTGTCCCCCACTTTTCATATCACAGGGATGACCATATTAAAGCCCTCTTCCTCCTAAAGAATGCTAAGCCGATGGATGATAATGCGGCCTTCTGGTTGGCGGTCCATGTTGCCAACACTGGTGACTTTGGCAAAGTGTCTAAGAAGTCTTTGGAAGATAGAGCTGCCTGGGTAGAAAGAAAGAAGATGCTTATCTATGCCATTGGGAGAGACTACCAGGGAACATATCGTATCTGGTCCAAAGCTGATAAACCTTTCCAGTTCCTGGCAGCCTGTCATGAGTTTGCCAACTACATGGACTATGGTGATGCTTATGAGTGTGGACTAGCGCCAAATCTTGATGGAACCAATAGCGGAGTGCAACATTACGCTGCAGCATCTCTCAATGAAGACGATGGCCGCCTGGTTAACCTGGTCCCTTCACCAAAGCCCCAGGATGTTTATGGGGAGGTTGCAGCGGTGACTAAGACGATGGTTGAAGAGGTACTGGACACCTATGTACCCAAGGACCATATCAGCAAGGAAGGTAATCTTATAATTGACCAAACGCTTGTTTATGCAGCCGCCTGGTTAAAGCTAGGAATTACTCGCTACACTGTCAAACGTAACACCATGACCTTTGGATACAGTAGTTGTAAATATGGGTTTGGTACTCAGCTCTATGATGACTTCATGAAGCCACTTGCTGACCAGGTCATGAGGGGCAACCTTGAAGAACATCCTTTTGGAAAGACCAAGTTTGAACAAGAGGCAGCAGCACGATTCCTGGCAGACATTAACTACACCGCTGTGAAGCAGGTCATCCGTAGTGCCTCTGTAGGGATGAAGTTCTTTCAGGCTGCAGTAGGCGTTTTGGCACACGAAGGAAAGCACTTACGTTTTGACAATCCAGTGGGTTTCCCCCTGGTCCAGAAGTACACCTTTTGGGACATAAAGAAAGTCAAGATATACATGTTTGACAGGGTTGCCGGAGTTCAGAAGCGAACCCAAATAAACTTCAGGGTCCCTAGTGAAGCCAAAACTAACAACGGTAAAAGCTTTGTCGACAAGAAGAAAAGTAAAAGCTCTGTCGCTCCTAATATCATTCATTCAATGGACTCAGCGCACCTCTTACTGACTGTCCTTAACGCCAAAGCTAATGGTGTTAAGGACTTCTTTTTAATCCACGACTCGTTTGGAACGACCCCTGCAGATACAGACATCATGTACGAGACAGTGCGAAGGTCGTTCGTCAATATCTACCAGGACTATTGCTTGTTTAGTGACTTTAAGTCCCAGGTAGCAAAACAGCTGAGCTATGCAGGACTTGAGCGTCTTGATATGAAGGTACCAGAGAAAGGTAACCTGGATATCACGAAGGTCCTGGAGTCTGAATACTGCTTTAGCTAGTTCTGTCCACCCTTAGATAGTATCAATGGAGTAACAATCGATGCATCCCAGAGAAAGGGTCTTGGGACTTGCTCGTCTGCTAGATAACAAAGGCGCTGCATATCCACCAAGACTGATTGAAGAAGCAGCTCGACTTGGAATCACCTTGTCGAGTAAACCCCCTAAAGAAAACTTAAATACCAACAGTAAGGAGAAACCCAACAATGGGTAATATTACACGCGTCAAATTTAACAGCAGCCAGGGCAGAGCCCAATACCCTTGGTTAAATGAACCTGACACCGCCTTTGGTGGTGAGCCTAAGTACAAAACCAATCTGATAGCAGACGATGCTTCTGCGCTAAAAGTAAAGATTGAAGAAGTCGCTGAGGCAGAGTTCGGCAAAGAGTGGGCCAAAGCTCGTATGCCTTTCAAAATGGATGATGAGACTGGTGAAACTGTCTTTGTTACCAAGTCAAAATATGCACCTTTCTTCTACGACTCTAACGGTCAGGACCTTGTGGGTGGGCAAATCCCCAAGCTATGGGCCGGGTCGGTCATAAAGATAGGCGGCTACATCGTTCCGTATACCGTGAATGGTTCAAAGGGCGTTTCACTGCAGCTCACTAAGGTCCAGGTGATTAACCCTGTGTCCAGTGGTGAGAACAAAGGTGAAGGATTTGAGGCTGTTGAGGGCGGCTATGTTGCAGATGACATCATGCAGGAAGCTTTCGATGAAGACCTCCCCGAGACAGCAACGGCAGACAGGTTCTAAGAAACAACGTGGTATTCGACATGGGTATCGAAGTGGTCTTGAAGACAAAGCAGCTGCACAGATTAAAGCAGCAGGACTAGAGCTTCTCTATGAGACCGACAAGATTCACTATGTAATACCAGAGAGCAATCACAAGTACACTCCTGATTTCAGGCTGCCAAAGAAAGGCGGCTTTTTTTATGTCGAAACAAAAGGTATCTGGGACACCGCTGACCGTCAGAAACATCTTCTGATAAAGAAGCAGTATCCAGACCTGGACATTAGGTTTGTATTTAGTAATTGCAATGCGAAACTCTACAAGGGGTCGAAGACAACCTACGCGGCTTATTGCGATAAGCATGGGTTTGTGTATTCACACAAGACGATTCCTGATGAGTGGCTACGAGAGTAGTCGTAAGGAGAGCTAAGGGGGCCCGAAAGGGTCCCCTTTTTTTGGTTGAGGGGAAAGCAAATGTTATTAGAATACACACAATAACTCAGAATTCGTAATGCATACACCGTGTACTGAATGCGGTAGTAAAGACAACTGTGGCTTGTTCAGTGATAACCACACTTTTTGTTTTGGGTGCCAGGTCTATACACCAGGTGATGACGCTGCTGAGGAAACTGCAGCCAGTAAGCCTAAGAAGCTACACAAAGATTTAATCCAGGGACACTACGCTGCATTGGTTGCCAGAGGAATACGAGAAGACACTTGTCGTAAGTTTGACTACCAGATTGGAGAGTACCTGGGAATTCCAGTACAGATTGAGAACTATCGTAATGAGTTCGGTGAGATTGTTGCTCAGAAGACCAGGGACAAAGATAAGAATTTCCTTGCCCTGGGAGAGACTAAGAAGATGGGTCTCTTTGGTCAACATCTATGGACCACTGGTAAGAAATTAGTCATTACAGAAGGGGCCTTAGACTGCCTCTCAGCGTCCCAGGCTCAACAGAACAAATGGCCTGTAGTGTCAGTCCAAAATGGCGCTCAATCAGCTAAGAAAGCCCTTATGAATGCCTGGGACTACCTCAGTGGATTCGATGAGCTTATCCTTCTATTTGATGGAGATGAGGCCGGTACATCGGCTGCATTAGACTGTGCCGAGAGCCTTCCTATTGGCAAATGTAAGATAGCTAAGCTTAGTGGTTACAAAGACGCTAACGAGGCTCTCATGGCAGGAGCTGAGGCAGAGATAGTCAATGCAATATGGAGAGCTAAAGACTGGAGACCTGATGGTATTGTTTCCACAACAGACCTCCGCAGCAGAGTCACAGAGACTGACGAACACTCCACGATTACCTACCCCTATTCAAAGCTCAACGAACTCACTAGAGGCATCCGTTCTTCCACCCTGGTCACAATATGTGCCGGGAGTGGTGTCGGTAAATCAACCTTAGTTACTGAGATTGCTTACCACTTACATACACATGGTCAGAAGGTTGGGATGCTCATGTTGGAAGAAGAAAACAAGCGTACTGTGAGGGGTCTAATTGGCCTTCACCTCAACAAGAACATCGTCCAGGACTATGAGGCTGCCACAAAAGAAGAGGTCTTAGAAGCTCACGACGAGCTGTTTAAACACCAGGACATTCAGCTCTTTTATTCCAAAGGGATGATGAACTTGGACGTAGTCATTAACCGCATCCAGTACATGGCAAAAGCTATGGGCTGCACCCATCTGTTTCTAGATCATTTGTCACTTGTTATTAGTTCCATGACCGGAAAGGTCACTGATGAACGAAGGCTAATCGATGACGCTATGACCAGGCTAAGAACGATGGTCCAGGAGCTTGGTATTACGTTGTTCCTGGTCAGTCATTTGACTCGTCCCCAGGGCAAAGGACATGAGGCAGGAGGCAAGGTAGAGCTGTCTCAGCTCAGAGGAAGTCACGCCATAGCACAACTAGCAGACCAATGTTTAGGACTGCAGATTGACGCTGAAGACCCCACCAATGACTGCCGTGATTTAGTGGTCTTAAAGAACCGTTTTACTGGACAGGTCGGATTTGCAGGACGTTTAAAGTATCAACGCGACACCGGGAGGCTTATCGATGCCGACTCCGGTAACAGTCGCTTCTAAAATCGAACCAAGGAGAAGCACCATGTCACAAGAAGCTAAAGTCCTTTCGTTTTTACAAGAAGGCAACAGCATCACAAGTTTAGATGCATTTAAGTTCTGGGGTATCACCAGGATTTCAGCTCGTATATACACATTAAAGAAAGCAGGACACAACATCGTCCGTCACGACATTCAGGTCATAGACCGTAAGGGTCAAAAAGCGACTATCGGTAGGTGGAGTCTGGGAGGTGAGAAGGTCAATGACTATGTCTCACAAATGGAGATGGCTGTATGAGCCTGGTCTTTGACCTGGAGAGTAATGGACTGTTGCATCAGCTAGACACTATTCACTGTATAGCGATATACGATACAAAATGTGCAGACAGAAGAGTCAATGCTCTTAAGATTTACCACGGTCCTGATGGCATCAAAGAAGCCCTGGACCTCATTGCAGAAGCTGATGAAATCATTGGTCACAACGTCATTGGTTTTGACATCCCGGCAATACAAAAGGTATCCCCAGGTTGGCATCCAAAAGGCAAAGTGACAGACACATTAGTCATTAGCCGCTTAGTTGCTGCTGACTTGAGGAACGATGATGCAACCTCATTAGGACTACCTGAAGGTTTCCAACGCAGAATGTTTGGTAGTCATGCACTTAAAGCCTGGGGCCTAAGAATGGGCACCATGAAGGGTGACTATGAAGGTGGTTGGGAAACCTGTAACCCGGAGATGCTTGAGTACTGTAAGCAAGACGTAACGGTTACCTATGAGCTTTACAAGAAGCTTATGAAGATGGCTAAAGGTTTCTCCCAGGAGTCATTAGACCTGGAGCATGAGTTAGCTGAGATTTGCTACAGAGTAGGTAACAATGGATGGACCTTTGATGTTAAGGCTGCAGAGTCTTTATACGTCGAGTTAGCAACCACCAGGATAGCTCTTGAGAAGGAGCTTTTTGAGCTGTTTGAGCCCTGGGAAGTACACACTGAGTTCGTACCTAAAGTGAACAACAAGAGTCGTGGATACGTCAAAGGAGAGGTGTTTACGAAGGTCCAGGTTATAGAGTTTAACCCTAACAGTAGAAAGCATATTCATTACTGCCTGGTTAAGAAGTATGGGTGGAAACCTAAGTCATTCACCCCCAGTGGTGATGCGAAGGTAGACGAGACTGTGTTGGCTCAGTTGCCATACCCAGAAGCTAAGAAGCTCTCTAAGTTCATGCTAGTACAGAAGAGGATTGCTCAGTTAGCTGAGGGTAGTCAAGCCTGGTTAAAGTTGGTGGATTCAGACGGTAAGCTCCGTCATACCATTATCTCTGGAGGAACAATTTCAGGAAGGGCAGCACACCGTGGACCTAACGTGGCTCAGACGGTTTCAGCCAGGGCAGCCTACGGTAAACCCATGAGAGAGCTATTCACAGTGCCCCAAGGATGGCACCTCTGTGGTGGTGACTTATCTCAGTTAGAGCTTAGGTGTTTAGCCTACTTTCTTGATGATGGGGGTGAGTATGCGGCGCAAGTCATGGAAGGTGACATTCATACCTACAACCAGAAGGCAGCAGGTTTACCTACCAGGGATGCAGCGAAGACCTTCATCTATGCCACAACCTATGGGGGAGGTGACGCACTCATCGGTAAGTTAGTCGGTGGCTCAGCTAAAGATGGTAAGAGACTTAAATCTGAGTTCGATAAGAATATACCTAGTTTCAAGTCTCTTAAGAACGAACTTTCACAAGCATATAAGCGCGGATACCTCAAAGGTTTGGACGGCAGAAAGCTGTTCGTAAGGTCAGAGCATAAATGTCTTTCACAATTACTTCAGTCAGCAGGAGCCCTTCTATGTAAGAAGTGGTTAGCCCTGGTTGACCAGGAGATTAAAGCACAGAACCTGGAGAAGGATGCCCTGATAGTAGCTTGGGTACACGACGAACTCCAGATTGCCTGTAGAACCAAAGAGGTAGCACACAATGTCGGTGACATACTTAGAAGAATGGCAGAAGAAGCAGGAACTCATTTCAGCATCTCAAACAAACTCCCCATCGAAGCAGACTATTCAGTGGGTAGAACCTGGTGCGATACCCACTGAGTCAATGGACTTCAGTAATGATATCGAACAGCTCATAGCTTTCTGGACAGTGTTAGATAAAGCACTCAGGGAAGGCTTCACTGTGAAGAGTAACTTTGCTCGTAAGGCTGCCTGGTACATAGCGGTCTGTGCAAGCAGCGGTCTAATCACAACAGAGGTTGACTACGAGATGTTTGGTAAGAGTTGGTTGATTACTGATGATGGCATTGAGTTTATGGAGGGTATCGATGAACGTATTAAAGAGCTTCTCTAAAGATAAAACCACGTTACTCATCGATGGTGATTTGTACCTCTACCAAGCAGCTGCAGCATGTGAAGAAGAGACAGACTGGGGCTCAGACATATGGTCCCTAACCTGTGATGTAGGTGCTGCCAAGAAGATGTTCCACAACCGTCTTGAGACTTTCAAAGAACGCCTTGATACACAGGAGATGATTGTTCTGTTTACCGTGGGTGAAAACTTCAGAAAGACTGTGCTGCCTACCTATAAAGGAGGCCGTAAGAAGACCAGGAAACCAGTCGGTTATAAGTACCTGGTAGGTTGGGCTCAAGAGACCTATAGCTGCCATATCCAGGACACCCTGGAAGCTGATGACATCATGGGTATCCTGCAGTCAGCTAACACTCACCCTACTTGCATTGTGTCCGACGATAAAGACATGAAGACAATACCAGGGAAGCTGTACAGACCTATGGCTGACGAGCTGCTTACAGTATCTGAAGCTGATGCCAACCACTACTTCCTAACGCAATGTCTTACTGGAGACTCTACCGATTGCTATGACGGCATCAAGGGTATAGGTCCAAAGAAAGCTGAAGGAATACTAGGCAATCATCCTAGTTGGGACCAGGTACACCAGGCTTATCTTAAGGCCGGGTTAACCAGGGAGGATGCAATAGTCCAGAGTCGCTGCGCCAGGATACTACGGAGCTGCGATTGGAACTGGGATACAGAAACCATCAACATGTGGGAGCCAGGACGATGAAAGTAACTAAAGTATCGAGCTTGACTGGTGTCACTCATCAACGAGAGATTGAAGCCACCCAGGAACAACTGCTACGCCATGCTAACGGTGAGTTAATACAGAATGTGTTCCCAGACCTGAGTGCAGAGGACCGGGAGTATCTGATGACAGGGGTTACCCAGGAGGAGTGGAGGCGGCTAATGACCTGTGAGAATTGTGATGACTGAAGACACCCTGATGCTAAAGATTGAGGGTCATGACAATGCAGTCGTGGGCCTCACCTGCAACATCCAAGGTAGCCCTGTACTGGTCTATTCAATGGGCCTAATCATCGACAACCTGGTCACCAACGACAACATGACTATGGACGAGGCCCATGAGTTCTTCTGGTTCAACATTGCCGGAGCATTCATGGGTCCTGAGACCCCAATCATCATCCACCTAGATAATGGAGAATACTTCAATAATGAAATTAACGTGGAGAGAAGCACTGCAGCTGAAGAAACACTGCACTGAACAAACAACCACCGCTACCAACTACTTTGCAGGACTGGAAGACGGTGTCCAATACAAACCTAAACATCATATTGGTGAGCAAGCTGAACGTACTGCCAATAGAGCCAGGTATAACGGAAGGAGATTCCCCCAATGGATTTAAAAGCTAAAGAAGTAGCCCCCAACATAGAGGACCTACGTCAACAGGTTGATGCACTAAGAGCAGTTCAGAGAACCCTGGAAGAGTCTTTAATCTCAGCCACTGGTGCCCTGGATAGAGCTATCGCTGCCTACACAATTCAAATGATGAGACACCTGGAGGACTGACTGATGATGATACTAACAGACTTTATTATGACAACATTCTTTACCTTGTTCATTACAGCAACGGCTGTCTATTGTTTCCAAGTATTGAAAGACGGTGGGAGGGATAAGAAATGACGATGCCTAAGTACGGCCTCAATAATGCCAAGCCTGAAGACTGGGACAGAGCAGCTAAGAATGCCAAGGCTGTAGAGACCAAGGCAATCTATGCACAGATGGCTGAGGAGGAACAGAGAGAAGACCTAGTCAACTCACCTAGGCACTACACCAGTGGTAGCATAGAGACCATAGATGCTATCAAGGCAGCACTCAGTCCCTCTGAGTACCGTGGGTTCCTCAAAGCTAATTGCCTCAAGTATATATGGAGAGAAGGTAAGAAGAGTAACAAGAGTAAGGAGGACCTACTGAAAGCTAAGTGGTACCTGGAGAGACTACTGAGTATCTAAGGGCTAAGGTAGGTAGGTAATAGAAGATATCCGGGAACAACAGAAGCCTCCTTGAGTGGTAGTAACAACAGACTACCGAGGAGTGCAAACTACTACTCCCGGACATCAACTCCCTAGTCTATTCCTAACAACCTGTAATTGTCTAAACGATAGGTGACCGTACAGTACCAAAGTGTTACCTACATTTGAATATAAGTGTTACATGAATGTGTATATAAGTGTTACCTAAGTGCTATTTATGGTGCCTATAAGTGTGTCTATAAGGGCCTATTTAGTTTTGTCGGCCTATAAGAGATTACACCCGGGTTGTGACGCCGCAATAACTACCGAATA